CTCACGTCGTCGTTCTCCTTCGGGGGACAACTCCACTGCTTTCTGGCAGAACTCTCCAATGATTGGGGTGTTCCCATCAGTGGCAAGGTAGCCCATCGCTTTCTCCACCAGTTTAGTTTCAGGCGCAACCCCAGAAGGGAGGCGAACCGTAGTGTGTAGTTTGGACAACTGGCGGCGGACATCACACATACTGTCAAGACGTCCGCTCCACACATCTGGTGAATAATAGCGTGCCAAGAATGTGACCCCTCTGTCCCCTCGCAGGACAGTAGAGGCCTCGAGTACAAGACCGACTTTTCTAGCGGACCATTCGTGGTTGATGATGGGCAGGTCAGCGTCCAATCCATCATCACCAAGGTGGATTCCGAGGGCTCGGAAAGCCTGTTCAGCAGAGTACTTTGCTCCTCCAACATGAAGGGCGTTCCTAAAACCGAGGTAGGCAGCGAAAGCCGCTCGTAAAGTCTGTGACGTGCTTGTTGCAGAACATCCAGATCCATGCGACGGTCCTTGTTCAAAGGTCGTCCCGTTAGGGAGGACTCCGGTATTTCCAGCGTTAGTGTTGAGGAGCTCATTTAATTCAGTACGGTGATCTGGGAAAGCCTTCATGAAGACAAATCTGTCGACTTGCCTCAAAACATAGGTTATCGTCCCATCCATTCTATGGTAATCCGAGACGTTTACCATTGAAGCGTCTGAACATATGTCAGCCACTCTCTGGGCGATCTCTATAGGAGTTTTACCAGGGCCGTACCACTCAAACTGCTTCAAGTGTTTGGATAGAGCCAACGCAAACTGGGCCATCGTTAACTTATCCCTGTCATTATACGTAGATATATTACGGGGATCGGCGCATTTTTGGTACGCCTCAGCCTTTATAAAGCACTTCAATATCCGGGCCACATATGGTCCAGTTAAACATGCTTTCATCAAGGAAAGTTTTTGTTGTGGTCTCGTTTGCTTCTCAGTCACCGTATCAACGCATACCGGCGATAGGACCGTCTCCCCCACAATTAATTCCGCAAATTCTTCCATGCAACGCATGACGAATGGGCTGAGCTTTGGTTCTTGTTTCTTCAAGTTATTGATGCGTCCATCGACGCACCGCCTCTCCCCCGCGGCATCAGCAACGGGGGCATAGGCACCATGGACTAACGGCGACATAAATGCTTCGAGTTTAGGCTTACGATCCTGATCGTATTCCTTAGGCTCGAACGCATATGCTCTTACTGCATGAGACACAGGATAAACAGTAGGAACCTTAGCGGGTCCGTTTGTCCTATAATACTCAGTCAGTAAAGCCGCCTCTGCGCGCTTTTCCTTACCCAACCATGACACTGTAGTAGGCAGCATGAGGTTGGTAGTACTTAGTCGTGAAACAGCAGAGATGGCCTCATCAGTTTGCGCGTCCACAGTGGCGCACAACTGGCCACCAGGGCGGGAAGTTGTGTACCATGTGTTCTCTGTCGAGTGTATGCGAAACCTAACGAAAGGGGTTCCGCAGACGCCGCGAACGATGGGATTGAACCTGGACAATGGTTTTTCTTCAATTATATACACTGCTATCCAGGCCGCAAGACCAACGAACTTCTTAATGGGAGTCAACAACACAAGCTGGCGGTGTCTGCCAACTTGCCTACGCTCTACCGCATAGGTGGTGGCCGACAGCAAGACACCAAGCCAGCAATTCTTGACCATGATAGAGTCTGCACCATAATCCCACAAATGGTGATTATAGTGCCCTCCACCGGCTACGATGGTATCTAAAGATCCATCCTCAAGAAAGCAAAAACTGGTGTCATCCTCAGAGGTGCTAGCAGCACTCTCAGGCACAACTGTATACAACAGTGTTGGTTTGGCTCGACCGGAAAGTAGATTTGGCATGTCAACATAATAGTCAACATCACAAATATATTCGAGGTCTCTTGGTGAGGGCGCGCTCCACTGCACCTTCACCAACGTGTCCTTAGCCCAAAACCACTTGCGTGACCCGCGCAATAATTTGCGCTGGTCTGATCGGGACATTCCGACCGAGAACAAGCCTGCCCCCATCATGTTAGACATTAGTCTAGCAAAATTGGTGGCGCTTGTTCTGAGGCAAGCAGCGGTTGGGTGGGTATGACCTTCCACAAGCGGAGGAAGGTCAAGCACGGTTGCCGAGAACACATCACGCACTAGGTCCGAATCATTAACGGGCCTTTGGGCAAGGTACTCAGCTAGCAATGATGCCGCATAACGGACATCAAGCTCATCTCGGAGAATGTAAATAGCTCTAGCCAGGGCGAGCACAGTACTTAGGGCCAGGGCCCATTCGTTCTTCGAGGGGCAGCGGGGGATTAGCCAGGCTGC